AGATTTACACCCTGCAAAGGATGTTAAGTATTCTTTAGTTGATAAAAACAAAGAGGCTTCTGAAGTACTAGAGGATTTAAACTTAGAGGCTGATGCATTGATTGCAGCTCGTGAGTTAAACATAGACCAAATAGAAGCGGTTACTCGTGTAGCGTTTGGTACTGACCCTAGTACAATTACATCATCTGAGCTTCGTAGAGATATTTTATTATTTGCTAAGCAGAACCCTGCGGCATTCTTACAGGTTGTAGGAGACTCATCTTTACATATCGACTCAATGATACAATCATTCTTTGATAAAGGCGTGTTAGCTTTTAGAAAGAATAAGAAGGAAGTATTCTTTAATACTCCTACTAATAAAAAACGGATGCTTGTTATTCCGTTTGGAGAGGACCCGTTGCACGTGGTCTCATCTTACTTACAAAGTGATGATGGTCTAGACGTTCTAGAATTTCTAGAAAAAGTCGCAGAGACTAAGTAGTAAAAAGGAGGCAGAAATGCTTCCTTTTTTTTTGCTATCTTTGTCACATTATTAATCATTTATATAGTTAAAACAAAAAAACAATGGTAAAATTTATCAAAGTAAATGACATTCCAACGCACGAGGTGCTTATAATACCTGTTGAGAATATGATTCAAATAGTGACAAGTAGTGCGAATGAGACTCAGATAAAGTATAGAACAGGAAATGCAGATATAAACATTATTGCTATTTCTCACGCCTCTATGCCTTCAAGTTCTGACACCGATATGATTGATTGGGTTACTAAGCAATTTATTGCAGCTAATCAACGACCTTGGTCAGAGCCGATGTATAACGTATCAGCTTCTAATGCTCCTTACTTAATTTCTAACATTGTATTATCATAATTATGAGAAAGTATATATACCTAAACGACGGGACGAGCAACGTAATAATTTCAAATCCTGAACAAATTATGTCTGTTGTAACAACAAACTCCACTACCCTAAAAATGAGGGTNNGGAAACAACAAGTACCACTCAATTAACATTAAAAATATTTCAAGAACGAGTACCGGCTAATCCCGATTTTGATACCATAACAATAACTCACGATGCTAATGTAGGAGCGCACGATATGAAGGTTTGGATTCTTGGGGTTATTCAAGACTTGTTTAGTTCAAATTGGAAAAATGTTGCTCCATTGCAGGTTCCACCTAGAGCAATTTCATCAATAGTTTATTCTTAAGCCTATGGCAAAGTATTTAGGAATACCACTTCAAGTGGCAACCGGCACATCAGTCACTCCAACCTACGGGTCGCCTGAGTTAGTTACTAATGGAGAATTTTTAGATGGTCCTACTAATTGGCAACCTGAAAATGGAGCTACCATTACGGTTGGTACACACGAGGGTAGAAGTGATGTTGCAGATATTAATGTTACAGCTACAGGTACATCAAGAGTAAAGCAACCCTTTAATTTTGTTAATGGCGTAAAATACCAAATTACTGTAGAAGTTTTCTTAGTTAGTGGACGGTTTAGAGTTGATGCTGTAGATGAAGATGCACCTAATGATTTTGTTTCTACAACAACAACAGGTTCTTGGCAAACACTAACAGGTACCTTTACAGGCGCACGAACAAATTCAGGAAATATATTTTTAAGAGGTAGAAGTGATGTTGCACAATTTTATGTAGATTCTATATCCATTAAAGAAGTATCGTATGTTTTAGGTAAGGAGATAGTTCCTAGTGATTATATCCCTGCAAACTTTGACGCAGGAAATGGTTGGACTTTAAATGGTTCGTCAGCTTCTAGAGGTGTAGCTACTAGTACTGACTATTTAATACCTAATATAACTTCACAACTTGTAGACGGTAAGTCATATCAAGTAGGGTTTACCTTATCTAATATGAGTCAAGCAAGCACTGCAGGTATTAGTAGTACGGGGGCATTTGGTCAGGTTGGAACTGACTTGAAATTTAGGTCTACTGATGGAAGTAATTTATTTAATGCTGTTTATGATGAAGGCCAAGGTGCATCTCCTGATTTAAGATTTGTTTCAGGGACTAACGCTTTAACATTTACAGTAAATGGTATTACAGTTAAAGAGGTTCAGTACAATTACTTACAGGTAGTGGGTGGTGATTTCTTAAAGCAATGTAAGGTTGGTGATGTAGTGTTTAATCCTACCGATGATACCGAGGCTGTTGTTTTGCAAGTAATAAGCAATGACGTATTGTTATTATCTAACGATATTCTTTCAGATGCAGGAGATGCGTTTTCTATCTTTGCACCTAACGGTGATACAAGAGGGAATCAACTTCTTCGTATAGACAATTACATTATCTCTGAGTATGACGAGGCTTCAAGTTTACCTAACAAATCATCTTTTTGGTTTGCTGCAGGCCCTCAGGCCGACAAGGTAACTCTACAACAGCTTAACAATGCGGTTAACACATACTTTGTGGCTGACGTGATTGAGAGGTTTGTTCAGAGATTAAACGCTCAGTCAGCAACAGCTAGTAGGTTAGATATTCCTCTTAATGAGTTTAGAGACCATAAATATAATCAGGTGTTGACAACAACAGCTATAACACTTTCATAAGATGGCAAATTTTTTAAAACTAAATAAATCATACTTGGGACCTGAGGTCCTGAGTAATGGTTCTTTTGAGGAGTACGGTCCTGAATTGATAGCAAACGGTGATTTCTCATCAGGGTTATCGGGTTGGGTTGGCAATGACTCTGCAGCAGAGTTAAGTATTGTTAATGATAAAATCCGTGTAACAAATGGAGATGGAAGTGCTGCAGGATTTACATCTATTAATGGAGTACCTACGTTATCAGTAGTTTCAGGTAAAACGTATGAGATAAAATATGAAAGTTTTCAAGGAACGTCTTCAAATGCACAATCTCAACTTTTTTTAGGAACAACATTTAATACAGGTGATGTTTTGAGTGGAACTAGGTTTCAAACAAATGGGATTCATAGTTACATTTTTACTGCAACTGCAACTCAAGACCTATATTTATTAATAAAAACCGGGACAGTTACATCAGGAGCATATATGGAGTTTGATAATATATCTGTTAAACAGGTAGGTATTGTTGAGCTTGTAAGTAATGGTAATTTTACGGGTATAGCTGACGGTACTGCTGTAACTTCTGTGTCTTCACAATGGACATTTTCAAGCCTTAACTCTTCAAATATTGAGTCAAATATTCTAGAGTGTGTATCTAGTGCTGATAATCAATTTGCTTTTCTTCAAATAACTGTTGATGTAGGTGCTGAGTATAGATTTAAGGTTGACAGCGTTACAGGTGATTTAGCTGCTAATTCTATTCGGATTGGTGGTTATGGTGTTGTTGATGTTACGGGTGGCTCGGGTGAGTTAGTTTTCACTGCAGTAGGCACTACGTTAAGTATTCAGTTTTATGCAGGAGATGGGCTTGGTGTCGCACAAACAAACTACACAGGCATCTCTGTACAAGCAACCAATCAGTTTGCTTATGGGTACGAAAGGTTTGGTACAGATAATGCAGGAGGCCAAAACTCTGTATTTGATTTACAAGCTAAGACTGTTAGGTTTATCGCGGCAACTTTAGGCTTCAATCATATTGCAGCGTCAGATAATTTTACAGCTACGAATCAAGAGTATCTTCTTAAAATTGATGTTGAATCAATAGTAGGTACTTCTGATTTTATTTGGTATAATGGCTCAGGCTACTATCGTATTAAATTAAAGCTAGGTGAGAATGAATTTAGATATACAAGGCAAGGTACTAATAATGCTATATATTTTGGTATTGATGTTAATTCTGCCGCTGATATAGGCTCATCGTTTACGCTTAATAGCATATCATTGCAAGAGGTTGTGAACCAACCAAAGCTAATTGGAGTTGATAATGTATCAATGGTGAGTGCACCAACAGACAATACTGTTGTGATAAACAACGGACTTACTGATGGAGCTGATACTCTTACTATAACTTACGCAGGTGCATCAGCATCTTCAAGAGTACAGATGAGAAACTTCTTCCAAGACAGTATTATCCGTTTAGCAAATGGTAATAACACTGCTGAGGTTTTAGAGATAACTCCTCCGGTGCTTATAACTGATATAGTTGCAAGCTAGTAAATCAAGTAAATAAACTACTAAAGAGCCTTTTTATAGGGCTCTTTTTTTTTGCGTATATTTGTGAAAAGATTTTAAAATGATAGATGCAGTAAGAAATACAGTCCTTGCTATACTTAATAAGAATAACTACGGATACCTTTCCCCATCAGACTTTAACTTGTATGCACAAAAAGCACAGTTAGAGATATTTGAGGATTGCTTTTACCAATACAACACACAACTTAACTTAGAGAATGCACGTAGGTCAGGAACTGAGTACGCTAATTTATCTAAAGGCATACTTGAGACTATTGATTTGTTTTCAAAGACAGCTCCGTTAGTTCAAGTTGCGACTAACACATACACAATGCCTTCAGATTATTACCTAATCAACAAGGTACTTTGCTCAAATGGTGGTGCTTTTAAAGGAGAAGCTGAAAGGGTTAACCAATCTAAAATTACAATGCTTAACGCTTCAGTTCTTACAGCACCGAGCGTTGACTTTCCTGCATACACGACTGAAGGGTCTGTAATGACAATTTATCCTAGTACATTTAATGGTGCTAACGATATATCAGCTCAGTATGTTAGATATCCTTTAACACCTAAATGGACTTATAATATAGCTTTAGAAGCACAAGGTCCTGTATTCAATCCATCTG